AGGTTTGACGGTCAAGCGGGTGCGTTCCGACCGTATCCAGCACTTGAAGATGGTGGACCGATTCCGGCAGGCCCGTGGTGTATCCGTCTTTTCGTCAGTCCTTCAGCGACTCGAACACATCAAGGGCTATGAGGAATCGGAAATGGTCGCGGCCCGCGTTGCAGCAGCAATGACCGGGTTCATCAAACGCAACGATCTTGATTCCAGTTATACAGCGCCGGAAAGCGGCGAGGACGATCGGTCATTCAAGATGGTGCCGGGCATGGTCTACGATAAACTGCTACCGGGTGAGGATGTTGGCACGATTCAGAGTAATCGGCCATCTATGCTGCTCGAACCATTCAGGGATGCCATGCTGCGGGCAGTGGGATCCGGCACAGGTGCCAACTATTCGTCGATCAGTAAGAACTACAATGGCACTTATTCAGCGCAGCGGCAGGAGTTGGTCGAGGGCTGGCCGAATTACCGCGCACTAACTCGTTTGTTCGTTTCTCAATTCACACGTCCGGTCTGGCGCCAATTCGTGGCGACGGCAGCAGCGACGGGTGCGGTACAGCTTGGCGGAATGGATTTGTGGCAGGCGTGGGATGCGGATTTCCGAGGTCCGCCGATGCCTTGGATTGATCCGTTGAAAGAAGCGAGCGCAAACGAGAAACAGATCCGCGCAGTGTTGAAGTCGGCGCCGCAAGTCATTCGTGATCTCGGCGGCAATCCGAAAGACGTGCTGGATCAAGAGGCATTGTGGCGTGAGATGCTGCGCGAACGTGGCGTTACATCAGCGGCAGACCCGGCGCAGGATGACACCGGGGATATGGCGGATGATGAAAATATTAGAGCAACCGGATAGGTGCATTAGATGGCGAAGAAAAAGGGCGGCGCGACAGGTGACTGGTACACCTTCAAGCCGAGAGCAGCGGGATCGCAGAAATCCGAGATCCTGATTTATGGGGATATCGGGGAGTCATTGTGGACCGATGAATCGGTGACGGCAAAGGCATTTCGCCATGAGCTGGGGGAAATCCCCGGTCTGGATAATCTCAGTGTGCGGATCAATTCGCATGGCGGGTCGGTTTCCGATGGTGTAGCGATTTATAACGCGCTGCGTGACCATCCGGGCAATGTCACTGTAACTATCGACGCCGCGGCACACTCAATCGCGTCATTGATTGCGATGTCGGGTGACACGGTGCAGATGCACGACACGGCATTGATGATGATTCACCCGCCATGGGGTCTGGTATCAGGCAATGCGGAAGAGATCCGCAAAGCGGCGGATGTGTTGGACAAGCATGCCGAGGCGATGGCTGGAGCCTATTCGCGCAAGAGTGGGAAGAGCATTGAGGATGTACTGTCACTTTTGACAGGCGAGGACGATTATTGGTTTACCGCGGCAGAAGCGCGGGCAGAGGGTTTTGTTGATGAAGTAATCGAGGGTGCCGAACCAATGCAGATCGCTGCATCAGCTAGGTTTCCCATACCGGCGGCAGTCGTCGCCAAACTAAGCGGCGCTGAAGAGGGCCAGACAATGACTGATGAAAAAATGGCGACCGACACCGGCGCCAAGAAACAGGGCGGTGATGTTGTGAGTGCAGAGATCGAACAAGCAAAGGCCGAGGCTGTGTCTTTCGCTAAGGCGCAGGAGCATAAACGTCGCGGCGAGATTCGCGCAGCGTTCCAAGGTTTTGTCGGACGTCCGGAGATCCGCGACTTGATGGACATCTGTTTGGATGATGATGCGGTATCTATTGATGCCGCTCGCGTCAAACTGCTGGCCAAGCTGGGCGAAGGTGTCGAGCCGCTGGGTGGTGACCCACGTATCGAAATGGTTGCGGATGTTCGAGACAAGTACAAGGAAGGCGCTAGGGATGCGCTGACTCTGCGGGCTGGTCTGAAGCAGGACAAGCCGGTGGACCGCAAGGGGAACGAATTCACTTCTATGACTCTGCTGGAGATGGCGCGGGTGGATCTCCGCAACCAGGGTGTAGACGTGGGCGGAATGAGTCGGGCGCAGGTGGTCGGTGAGGTATTCGCCGCACACAGTACGAGCGATTTCCCGTATCTGCTCGCCAATACCGCCAACAAGGCGTTGCAGGCAGCTTATAGCGAATTCGCTGCATCCTGGCGGGCCTGGTGTCAGATCGGGTCGGTGCCGGACTTCAAGACGAATGATCGTATCCGTTTGGGTTCGTTCAACTCGCTATCGACCATCGCCGAGGGTGGTGAATACAGCTACGGCACAATCGGGGAAGAGCGCGAGCAGTTGACCGCAGCCACTAAGGGCAAGGCGATCCGTTTCACCCGTCAGGCGCTTATCAATGATGACCTGGGCGGGTTTACTCGTAGGGCAACAATGCTTGGCAATGCTGCCGCTCGCACGGTAACCAGCGATGTTTATTCGGTTATCAATACCAATGCCGCTATGTCGGACGGTACTGCGCTGTTTCATGCCGATCATAGCAACCTGGCCGGGACTGGCGCCGCTCCAACGGTGGCGACTGTAGGCGCTGGTCGTTCTGCCATGCGGTTGCAGACCGATACGAATAGCAACTACATCGATCTTGCACCATCGTATCTGTTAGCACCGGTAGCCCTGGAAGACACGGTGCGAACCCTAATGGCCGCGGAATTCGATCCGACTATCGCGACTCGCACCGGCAGGCCGAACGCTGTTCGCGGCATGGCCGAGGTGGTGGTGGATCCGCGTTTGGATGCGACTTCGACGACTGCATGGTATCTTGTCACGGCTCCCGGTGAGGCGCCGCTGATCGAGGTGGCTTTCCTTGATGGGCAACAGTCACCGTATACCGATGCACAGGAGTCCTGGTCATCGGATGCAATGGAATGGAAAGTCAGGCTGGACTACGGCGTGAAATCCATTGACTGGCGCGGCGGTTACAAGAACGCTGGCGCATAACCGGCAACAACGAGCATTAGCGGTGCCTGCGGGCACCGTTCTTTTATAAGAGGAACTGAAGATGGCGACGAATTATCAAGGCCCAGGCGACACTCTCAACTGGACAAATGGCACCGGGTCGGCTGTATCTAGCGGCGATACGGTTGCGGTGGCGAACCTGCTCGGCATTGCCGTGGTGGATATTGCAAACGGCGCAACGGGCGAAGTACAGGTCGGCGGAACTGCGACGGTGGTGAAAGTCTCGACGGCTGTGATTGCACAGGGCGAGATGGTCATGTGGGATACTTCTGAGGGCAATTTCGACGACAATGCTGCTTCGCCTGCAACGGGTGACATCACAAACGCCGCAATCGCAATGGAAGCGGCCGGCAATGGTACGACCAGCGTGCGGGTTAAACTGAACGTCAGCCCTGGCACTGTCGCGTAGTAAGTCATGACTGTGGACTACGAGAACATGCTGGTCGGGCCGCTGTTCTCTGTGATGGCGCGGGACGTGGTGTACACACCGATTGATTGCGCGTCACAAGTAGTCAAGGCGATCACTCAGACCGGGGAAACGGAAGTCCCTGAAATATTCAGGAGGTATGAGGGATCTGTGAGGACGGTGCCTGGGTTGTCGGCGTATCTCAAGCTATCCGAAGTTCCCGAGGTCAAGCGTGGTGACCAGATCGAGATTGATTCGGTTGTGTACGATGTCGATGCAGAGCTTGAGAACAACGGGTACACCGTCCGCGTTTCCCTAACAGTGCGATTTTGATGCCGGCGTGAGTTTTATTCAAGTCAGTGAGCGCGGCATCAAGATTGTACAGCGCGATCTGAAACGGATGCAGGAGAAGTTTAAAAAGGCAATCCGAAAAGCAGCATACACGGCTGCAAGGGATGGCATCCCAGTTATAAAGCGCGAAGTTCAAAAAGAACTGGCAATCAAAAAGGGCGGATTGAGTGGGATAAGGCATAAGAAATCAGGACCGCTTGGCCGTGAGATTTATACGCCTAGTCGCGGCGCACTTTTAACCAAATATCAATATGGCGCACCGAAAGGCGAACTGATTGGAGGAAGGCGCGCAGGCCATAGACGTAGGCGAGAGTCGCTTGGTGTAATTGTTCAGGTGAAGAAGTCCGGATGGTATCGGCATCTGCCGAGGGCTTTTATAACGAATATCCAGGCAGGCGAAAAGCGAATCAAAGTTATTGCGATGCGATACCCTAATGATTCGCGGCGTTTCCGCGTTTTGTATGGCCCATCGCTTAGTCAGGCAATGGAAACACTTCGACCGAAGATTGAACCAAAGATCGCGGACAAGTTCGAGCGTGAATTAACACGCCAGATCAAACTGATTACCAAAGGTTGAATAGTGGCACTTAGTAAGAAACGTCGAATCGTTGATGCCGTAGTAGCGCGGTTGCAGACGATCACGGTGGCGAATGGGTACAACACGGGCGCCGGTGCGCGGGTCTACCGCGGACGAGTCGAGTTTACTGCATCCGACCCATTGCCGGTATTGACGGTGTTGCAGGACAATGTTTTTGTTGAATCAGACCGTGGCGAGCGGATGCTGTTGGCGTTGCCGCTTGGCGTGCAGGGCATTGTTACGGTAGACAGGGATAATCCATCAGATGCCGTGGATGACCTGGAGGCGGATATTCTGACAGCATTATTCTCTGTAGGAGATGACACGCTCAGTGATCTGGTATCTGAAATCAAACAAGCTGGGCGGATTTATTCGGACATTGAAGCCGGGACAACGGTAGCTGGGCTGT